TCCCGGTGGTAAGGCCGACACTTCCCAGTTCGGAATGCGTGCCATTGGCGGTGCTGTTACTGGACTTGCTCAGGAAGTCGCGACGGCTCCGTTTTTGGGCGCTGGTCCGATCATCAGGGAACTGACGACCAGCGCCGACAAGACACTGACTCCAGAGCGGATGATGGCGCTTGGAGAAGCCAGTGCTCAGGAGTTCGCAGATCGGTCATCTGGCGGGTTCATGTCGCAGGCGCTGTACGGCGCAACGACATCGTTGACCGGCAAGGCTGCTGCGATCGTGCGCGGTACGAGCATGGTCGCTCCCGGCACTGGATTCGAGGCATTTGCTCGTGGAGCACAGGAAGTCGCGGCTCCTCGCCTTGATACGGTGACGACGAATGTCGCGTCTGCTGTCACGCAGGGAGCGGCAAGTGTTGGCACTTACGCAATTGCTGGGCCGTGGGCGACTGCTGTGTCCACATTTGCCGAGGGTGCTGGTGCCCAGATGTACCAGTACGAGCAGGAATATCTGGCCGGTGGTCTTGCCAAGCAGAAGGCGGGAGACGAACTCGACAGGTTCGATCAGTACCGATCCGCACTGCTGTCCGGTGTTGTGACATCGGCATTCGAGACTTATGGCGGCAAGATGATCACTGGAACTGTTGGCCGTGCAGTTCGCAAGATGGATCTCAAGGTTGCCAATCCAGTCTGGCAGTTCACGAAGCCATTTATTGGCGGCGCTGGAATTGAAGCGTTCGAGGAAGCCGGAACGCAATTGGTGTCCGAGCAGGCCATTCCGCTTGTAACCAAGCAGAAGCGTCCAACGATCAATGAGTCCGCGTACAACGCCATGATCGCAGGTCTGTACGGCGCTGTCGGCGGCATTGGAGGCACCGCAGCCGCTCTGCCGGGAGCCATCGCTGGTAGGCAGCAGCAGATTGCGCAACTGAACGATCGCCTGCGTAAGAGCAACACCGAGTACGCGCAGGATGATTTCTGGGACAAGGTGGCTCCAGCAAAGGTTCAGTCCATGATGGGCATGAACCAGCAGGAGCGCGAGGCCGAGATTGAGGCTACGCGAGAAGCCGCACTTCAGGCGATTCAGGCTCGCGAAACGCTGAAGCAGCAGGCCGCTATGGTTCAGAACGAGCGACGCGCTGCCGAACAGGATCTTGCCAAGGCGCGTCGCAAGAAGAAGGCCGATCTCGTTACTGCGGCAGAAACCAAGATTGCTGATCTGACTACCCAACTGGATGCGATGCAGCAGCCTCTTGCCGTTGCGGCTGCTGATGCGGCTGCGGCTGAACTCGCATACGACGCATCGGTTGCATTTATGGCGCGTAATGCCGCGCCAGTTACGACAACCGTCGATGATTCTCTGCGCACGCAGAATGCGACCGCTGCACAGGCAAAGACCGACGCGGACAACAAGGCGCTCACCGAACTGACGAACCTTGGGTTTGATGTCCAGTTCTTCGAGGGCGGCAATCCAAACGCACCCGCCTATTACGACCCCGCAGTCCCAAACACCTTGTTTGTTCGCAACGGAACCACGAATGTTGCCGAGGTGATGGGCATCGCTTACGAAGAAGCACTGCATGGAATCCAATACTCTGATGGTCGCCTTTGGTCAGAACTCCGCCAGATGCCGGATGAGAGCGGCGTGGTGGAGTCCGCAGCCCGTTACTTCAACGAACAAGCCAATCCAGAAGATATCGCGGCTCGCGAGGCTCTGGAGAATGTTGCGAATCCGACCGGTGTGTCTGCCACTCCGGGTCAGGCTGTCACGCGCCGGTACGGGTCTGCACTCAATGTCAGCGAAGGCACCGCAAACGAACTGCGAGATGGCATCGAGACCTTGTTCCGAACCGGCGAGGCTCCCGGTCTTCTGGGATCTGTCATTGCGCGTATGGGATTGCGCGGCAGGCAGGCGGCAACGGCGTTCCGCATCCGGCAGAAGATGCTTGCGGCGAAATCCACACGACAGCGAACCGGCCTGTCGAAGTTCGGCACACAACTCGTCGAAGCGAAGACTGGTATTCAGGCGCGTGAAGAACTGAAGGCAGAAGCGCAGCGTCGCATGGCTGCAACATCGACCACCACCGCACCGGCTGCACCTGCGGCTCCGGCTACGCCATCGACTCCTGCTGGTCCAGTGTCTCCAGCACGCGCCCGACGCAGCGACATTGGTCACAAGCGCGAGAAGGCGACTGGTCGATATGTCGGCGCTCCAGATTGGGTTGGTGGAGACCCAGCCAAACTGAAGCAGTTGCGAAAGAAGTTGCGCCAACTCGCTACGGAGGGCGAGGCTGGACGAATGTGGTACGAGAACTCCAGCAGGGCGATTCTGAAGATCGCCGGTGGAGACATCGACGAGGCTGAGAAGATCGTCGCACTGATTGCGATCTACTCGCCAAACGCCACTGTTCCAGCCAACACCTCTATGGCATTGACGGCCTACTTCCAGTGGAAGGCTGGTCAGGCGATCAACGCAGGATTCAGCAAGGCGGACGCGAAGGCTGAGGCTGTGCTTCGCAAGAACGAAGGCTGGAGCGGAGTGAAGACCAACTCGTTCTATCAGAACCTGATGGTTGAAATTGATCCGAAGCGCCTCGACGAAGGCGTTGCGACGATGGACATGTGGATGGCGCTGGCCTTTGACTACGGAGACAAGGCGCTCGATCAGGGTCCGAAGTATCGATTCTCAGAGCGCGAGATCCAGCGTCTGGCAGATGAACTTGGCTGGAAGGCGCATCAGGTTCAGGCGGCTATCTGGACGGCCATGAAGGGTCGCATTGATCCCATTCGCCCTGCACTGCGTGAAGAGGAACTCAAGCGCGGCATTGGCCGAATGGTCGAGAAGACCGATCCGAAGACCGGCAAGACGACGGAAGTGTATGAGATCGCTGCCGATCGACGGTACGACCACTTCAAGTTGGCGCACCAGATGGGCATGGAGTATGCCCTGAACACGCAGGACATTGAGTCCAGCAAGTACGACTTCAGCGATGCGATCGAAGAGCGAATGGCTCAGATGTCGTGGGAGACCACACCGAGCACCGCGACTGGACGATCTCTCCCCGGCATTCACCGTGCGACTTTGGCGCAGAAGCAGGAGTACCTGCGTGCGATGCTGGATGCGACGACCGTCAATGGCAAGGATGCCATTGCAGACATGGTCGGTCTGCCGCAGGAGTACAGGATCGAAGGGTTCAGCGCATGGGATTCGGTCATCGGCGCAGGAATGCAGTCGATGTATCCGGTTGCGCTTGAGGGTGCGAAGGCCAAGCGAACTATCAAACCAGCGGCGAAGGAAGTACTGGAACTGATTGCTTCAATTCGCGGCTTTGTTTATGAGCAGGACGCTGTCCCATATCACACGCCGATCTGGGATGATTCCAAGATCCGGCATAACGGTGTTCAGATCACATCTTCACGGCCATTTACGGCTGATGAAATGCAGATGCTGTACGACGGTTTGATCAAGCAGTTCGGAACGAACCAACTTGCGCCGGGTTACCGGCTTGATGGTGTTCGCGTACTGAACTTCGTTGATAATCTTTCCAACAAGGATTTCCAAAACGGCATCAAACTTGTCGTAGATTCCTTGCCAGATGACTTCGGCGGTGGCATGCTTACCGTTGGATCGTTCCGAAGCGAAGGCGACTACATCTACAACGACTGGACAAAGGATTCCAATGGCGAAGGCTACATACAGAGAATTACCTCCCGACGACCCGATCTTCTCACAAGGGTCAACGATCTTCGTGCCGTGGTCGAGCGCGTCAATTCCGACTTCGCGTCGCGATATGGTTGGGGACCAGTCACCTCTTACCGAGGACAGCGAACCGGAACTGTTGTCTCCGGGTCCAGAGGATCTCGCAGCGCACAGGCAGTATTTGCAAGCAATCTCCGCATCGCGTCGGAATACGGCACGGCGATCGAAGGATCAAGCAGGCCAATCCGAGCAATCCACTTCTCAGCCCAGCCCAGAACAGCCCTAAAGAGCCGGTTCTATGGCACCGGAATGCCGGGAGAGGAGCGGTCCTATGTTCGCATCAAGGACCGTGTGTACTTCTATGTCGATGAGGGCAATGGCGTTGTTCCTGAAGACATGGTCGGAGCACATGCGCACGGAGTGATTCTGCGTAATGTGTATTCGACCAGCACGGATCCACTTGGTCTCTACAGCGCCGCAGACGACAAGCATGACGATGATCGCACGATGTGGAACGCATTTGAGCGTTCCGTCGTTCGTGCCGGATTTGATGGCATCTATGTCAAGTCAGCGCAAGATGAGCAGGGCGTTGTGGTACTGCTTGGAAACCACACGGTAACGCCTGATTACTTCGGCATGGAGCGAGATTTGCGCGGCAAGAGTCGCGCACAGAAGCGTCCAATCTCTGCCGATTGGCAGGCCGTTGATGTTGCCTCATATGCGCGAGAGCGAACCGATACGCCAGAGTTCAAGGCATGGTTCAAGGACAGCAAGGTTGTCACTGCATTGGGCACACCGCGTGTCGTGTTTCACGGAACATCGAAGGATGTCGATTTCAAGTCATTCCGCGTTGGCGCTCGCGGCGCGTGGTTCACAACCGATGCTGAAGATGCCGGTTTCTATGCTCACGAGAACGACAGCAAAAGTACGAAACTTGAGTGGGACGCAACTCGCGGTCGTTTGATCGGCAGAGACATCAATACGGCTTCTCGAATCTTCCCCGTCTACTTGTCTATTCAGAACCCGGCAACTATCACTGATCAGGAAACGAACGAAATGCGTATGGCCGAGAATTACCCGGCTGTGCAGCGTCGAGTATTTGAGAAGTATCGTCTTGCCGGTCACGACGGTATCGAACTTCCGTTCCCCGGAGGATCTGTCTGGGTTGCCTTCAAGCCAACCCAGATCAAGTCCATCTTCAATCGCGGAACCTTCGATGTTTCTCAGACCAATGTGTCGTATGCCCGCCAGCGCGACGAAACTGCGCCGCCTGCACAGTTCCTCTCCGCTCTGAGAGAAGCAATTAGGTCCGCACAGCCGGTCACTGGGACTTCACAGATGTGGTCGCAGTGGCTTCGCAGCATGGTGAACAAGGGTGTTGTCAAGCAGGACGAACTGTTCTGGTCTGGCATTGAACAGTGGATCAATCTGACTCCGCGCAAGATCAGCAAGGCAGATCTGTATGACTTCCTGAACAAGCAGGGAATGCAGATCACTACACGCAGCCTTCTCACCAAGCAGGATGTGCCATCAAATCAAGCGGTTGATTCGCGAGATCTGGCGCGGTATGGACCTGATTTGTTCCCGACTCAGACGCTGACAGCGTATCCGTTCTCGAATTACCGCGAGCACATCATGGTGATTCCGCAGCGGCGCGTTGATGGAGGAGTTACCACCGGGGAACAATTTCAGAAGCAGGGGGCCACGGTTGACATCATCGATTGGAACCCAGAAACGAAGAAGGCTAAGTTCAACATCTATTTCAACAATAGGATGGACTTCTACGGTGATGGCAATGTCGATCCGATTTTTGAGTCAGAGCCGACAGAACTAGACATTCTGAATCGCTATGCGTTACGAATTGCTGGAACGCAGCGCGTAAGTCCTTCGGAGCAATTCACATCCAGTCATCACGAATTTACTTCCACACCGGGTCAGGTGGTCGTTCATTACCGAACAACCGATCGCGAGATTGATGGCAAGTCATACCTGTTCGTCGAGGAACTTCAAAGCGATTGGGCAGAAAAGGGTCGCTCCCTTGGCTTTAGAACTGGCACAGAGAAGCAAGAACTCAAGCGTGCCAGAGATGCCCAGTCTCAAACACGGCGCATTTTGGATACCGCTCTGACCCAGCAGTTCTATAACGCGATCGATAAGTTGCAAGCCGCAATTCTCAAGTCAACGGCAAGTCAAATGGGAGAGATCCCGCAAGACGATGGCTTCAATCGAGTACAGCGATTCAAAGCAACACTCAGAAACGACATCTTCGATGTCCTGACGCAGTTCAACAACAACAACTGGTATCAACTGACACGACTATTGCAAGAGCGTGCCGGTCGAAACGCCGAGTACATCTTCGAGCAGGAACGCATTGGCGGATACTTCGATCTTCCAGATTTGAAGTCGTTTTTCACACCGCGTGAAACAGACATCATTCGTCGATATGCGTTTACGCAGAGCACATACGCTGGACGGTTCGAGACAACCGAGAAGATTCAAAAACGACTTCCATCTGGACCATTCGTCAAGTCCACGGATCAGTGGGTCACACTGGGACTCAAGCAGATCATCATGCAAGCCGTCAACGAAGGTTACGACGGCGTGGCGTTCATCAACGGTGCGCAGTCTGCTAGTAGAAACGAAGCACGCGGAGAAGCGGAATCGGTTTCGTATGCACCGGCACGCACTCCTCAAGGCGATGTAATTCCGAACAAGTATGAAATTGTCAGCATGGTTCTGGGTATGCCAACTGGTCCGGCTCAGAATCTGAGCATTGAACAGATCAGTGTCGCATTCGGCCCCGATGTCGTGCAGATGATTCAGGCTGGGAGCGGTGCGCAATCGGCTGCCAATGCAGATGCAAAGATTCTGGGTAGGCCAGAAGGCTTTACAACGCGCATGGTCGGTGGATCACAGTGGTTTGACTACTACGACAAGATCGTTCGTCTCAATGCCCAGAAGTTGCTGCGGAAGATCGATGGCCCAGAGATCAAGACCGTGACTTTGAACGGAGCGTATGCACGAGATACGCAGATGGCGTTCGATATCACGAATGCGATGGAAACGAAGGTGCGTCGCGGCCTGACGATGTTTGCCCGCGCCCGTCGCGGTCAGGAGTCACTCGCGTTCCAGATGGGTCGCAGGAGTGGGCAGGTCGCTGGCATGATGCGTGGTCGCGAACAGGGCATCCGCGAGGGTGTCACGCGCCAGAAGGCCGTCGAACTTGCAAAGCGTCGTGAGATGCGTGCCAAGTTTGCCCAGCGTGTGCAGCGTTTCGAGGATCGCATTGAACAGGACAGTGACAAGATCGCTGGGTTGCGAGATCGCATGCGCGAGATGCGTGAACTGGCTCTTGATACGCGGATTCGCGACAGGACAGCGGCGCTTGACGCTGCGCGTCGGAAGGTGCTGAAGGCATGGTTTGCCGGTCAGTCCAAGGGAAGTCAGCAAGGTTTCAATCAGGCAAAGCGTGAGATGGTCGAGATGCGCCGAGACGCACTGGAAATCATCAAGATGCTGCCGAAGTCGATGCGATCGAATTACCTGAATGCGCTTACTGAAATGCGTACGGTTACTGGCATCTCAAAGATCGCACAGCGCGTTGTTCAGGATCTGGCTACGGCAGACGCTCTAGATGTCGTGAATCAGATTGGTGGCATGACAAAGCGCGTTCGGAAGGCTGGGCTGCGAAACGATACCCGCGATGACATCAATGGATTGCTGGATTCTGCTCGGTCGTTGCTGGTGACTGGTCAGAAGAGACTGCTTCCGTTCACGACCACAGTGGATCTTCGCAATCGCACTGCGGCAGCAATTGATTTGGTCGAGCAGGCTATTGGCATGTATGAGTCGGAGCGTCAGGAGTTCCGTGATTCGCGTGATGCTCGATCGATGGAGTTCGATCAGGATGCTGGTGATCTTGCTACGACTCTTGCTGGTCAGCGTGGTCTTCCGAATGAGCGTTTGGCTAGCGAAGCGCCACGCCCCGGACTCGCTCGCCAAATCATCTCTGGTATCGGAAACCTTGACATCTACTCGCTGATGCAGAGGCTGGAAGGATCCGAGACTGGCGTGCTTGGCAAGATCTGGTCGGGCCTGATTGCAGGCAAGGATGCCATGACCAAGCAGCGCCGTCGCATTGACAGTCGGATTGATGCCGCCCTGCGCCGCGCAGGATTCGATGGCTATGACGGGTATGCGGCAAGTGCTGCGGGCTTGTACGGAGATGCGACTGCTGAGACTGTCGAGGTTCAGATTGCCGGTGAAATGCGCCGCATTACCGTTGACCAGATGATGCATCTGGCTGCGCTTGATGATGAGACCGTTGCTGGTCTGCGCGATGAGTCTGATCCAGAAACACCGGCCAGCCCAATCGTCTTCGCCACCTATCGGTACGAAGATCCGATGTATCTGACCAAGCAGGAGCAGGCTGCAATCGTCGCCGGTCTGTCACCAGAACAGCGCACCCTGATCGCGGAGTTGAAGCAACTGCTGGAAACTGAGATCCAGCCGACGCTGTTTGAGGTGCACTTCCAGAATGTCGGCAAGCAACCTGATCGCGTGGTCAACTACTTCCCGCGTCAGCGACTCGGCGACGAGGTAGCCGGTGAACTGGTGGATGTGAATCTCCAGCCGGGTCAGGTCGTTACCGGCATGCTTCAGAACGCAGGAATGCTCCAGACCCGTGTTGCTAGCCGTGCTCCGCTGGTGATCGGCGGGATGGTTCGCACGCTCGACGGGCACATCGACGAGGCTCTGCGGGTCATTCATCTGTCTGCACCATTGCGTCATGCTGTGACTGTGCTGCGTCGGCGTGGTGTGCGAGCGAACATCGAGCGCATCCTTGGCCGTGGCGCGAACGACGCGATCCGCAAGTTGGTGATGAACGGCGCTGGTATGAGTGGACGACCGACCGGCGACATCGTCGAGACGATCAACAGCAACATCAGCGGCGCTGTCCTGACCATGAATCCCAAGACTTGGATCAGGCAGTTGGGTGGCGCATTCCGTTTGATGAGCGAGTTCCCGATGCAGCACTGGGCTGCTGGCATGGCGCGAACTATCGCGCTGTTGCCGTCTGACCGTGCTCGTCAGATTCGCGAAATCGAAGATCGAAACGGGTACTTCTACGAGCGGCACCGTCGATCACAGGTTGGTCTGTTCGCGAATGTTCTTGGTGATCCAAAGGCAGGACGCGAGAAGTGGTCGGCTGCAATTGCGGCGATCGGTCGTGCTCTTTCGACGGCTGGTCAAGACATCGCGGCTGGACAGTGGATGCGAGCCGCCACCGATGTGAAGCAGGGAACGATGGCAGTCGGTCGCCTGATGCGATCCATCGATTCGGTCCTGCGTGGAGTCGATCGCCAGATCATGCTGGTCGCATACAACGCGGCACTGAGTCAGTTGGAGCAGTCTGGTGCCACCGGCACTGCGCTGCTGGATGCGGCTGGCAAACTGGCTGAACGGTCTTTCCGTCACACGCAGAATGTCAGCGATCCTCTGGACGATACGGTGTTCGCTGCAAACCAGAAGTTCAACCGTGGTATGGCTCGCGTGATGTTCCCATTCAGCAGCGATCCACTCAAGGCATTCAACCAGATGCGACAGGCTTTCGGTTCTGGTGATGTCTCTCAGGTCGCTTCGACCAGCGGTGCGGTTGCAGCCAATATCGTGTGGAGTGCGGCGGTCAATCCGATCTGGACGGCAGCGGCGCTTGGCATTGCGGCGGCGTTCGATCCGGGCGATGATGACGAGGCAACTATCGAACTGCTGAGGAAGCGCGAAGGCGATGCAATGATCCGTCGTATGGCCGCTGATGCAGCCGGTGTGTCGGCTGGCTATGTTGGATTGCTGGCCTCTGGGATCATGGAAGCCATGATGTCTAACCCCCTGTACGCTTCGGATGCTGGAGAGCCTCTTGCTATCCGTGCGATGGGAGACCTAGCGGTTGCTGTCGGAAGCGGCAAGTACGGTTCGGCACTGGCTACATCGCTGCAAATGGCTGGCGTGCCGGTGATCACTCCGGGTGGTCAGATCATCTCAACGATTGCGGCAGTAAGGCCGGATCGCGACAAGTTGCTCAGCCAGTATCGGTTGATGAAGAAGGAAGGCCGAATCACGCCGGAACAAGAGGACAGGTTGGCGGAACTCTTGCAAGAACAACGACTTGCGAAGTTGGCCGAGCAAGCCAAGTAAGCGTGAGGATCCGTGAGGATCCGTGAGGATCCGTGAGGCTCTGCAAGAAATTTGATGATGCATTCTTGCATGTACGATACAAGTGTGTATGATGCACACCATGAGCAAGCGCAAGAAGAGTCAGGTTCCAGTGCACCGCAACACGCCGTTCGTTTATCTGGCGGTGCATAAGACCGTGGCAGACCGCATTCGATCTGCCGCATCAGCCAGCAAGACTCGCATATGCAATCTGCTGGAAGATTGGTGCAACAAGCAATTGCCTGCCGATGAACCGGGCACCGACGAACCGATCGTTGTGACGGGTCAAGGCGACTACCAGACTGTGATTCGACCCAGTGATCTCGCGTGAGACGCTGAAATAAACAGGCCGCGCCAGCATGGTCGATGCGGACGCGGCCCGAAATTGGAGCATAATCGTGAACGAGTTTGAACCCACATATCCATGCGTGGTGCATGGACTTCCGGCATCAGTATACCACGGCATTGACGCAATGTCGTACAGCCGTCTCAAGACGCTGGATCAGGCGACACCGTCGCACCTGACCTACAACCTTGCAAATCCGTCAGACAGTGACGACTTTGTCGTCGGACGCGCATTGCATGCTTATGTTCTTGAGCGGTCGAATTTCAACCATGAATTCGCCGTCGCGCCGCAGGTCGATCGACGCACCAAGGATGGGAAGGCCGCGTACGAAGCGTTCGTTTCCGCATCGCAGAACAAGACGGTGCTCAGTGCCGATCAGTTTGCAATGGTCGAGGACATGGCAGCGAGCGTGATGCAGCACGCTGACGCATATGCATTCGCGCACACATTCCCCGGCAAGGCGGAAGTCAGTGCGTTTGCGATGATCAACGGCATCAAGACGAAGAGCCGGTTCGATCGTCTGGTCAATCTGGATGGCGAGGATGTGATCGTGGACATCAAGACGACTCGCGACTTGGCAAGTCGTGAAGAGTTCGAGAACTCGATCTGGCGATATGGGTACGGAACGCAGTGCAACCTGTACCTTCAGATGGCTCGTGCAGTTGGCCTGAACCCGCGCCATTTCGTGTTCATCGTGATCGAGAAGAAGAAGCCACACAAGGTTGCTGTGTATAGAATGAGCGACGAAGTCATCGAGATGTTTGATGGTCGCGTTCGTGAAATGACGAACAAGTACAAGGTGTTCCTCGATCATCCAGATCGTGGGTATGAGGGCATCTGCGAAATTGGAGTCCCATCGTGGGCACTCCGTCGCCTTGAGAATGAGATTGGAGAATCCATCAATGTCTGAGATTCAGAAAGTGCAGATGGCGAGCGCCATCGAGCAGGTCGTGATCGGCGGAGATCTGAGCCGACTCAACCCGGATCAGCGTGTGTCGTACTTCCGCACGGTGTGCGACTCGCTGGGCCTGAACCCGGCGACGAAGCCGTTCGAGTACATCACCCTGAACGGCAAACTGACGCTGTATGCAACTCGCGCAGCGAGCGAGCAACTTCGCAAGATCAATGGCGTTAGCATCGCTCCTCTGGAGCGCACGATGTTGTCTGACGCTGGGCTTTATCAGGTGGTTGCCCGTGGTCGTGATGCCACTGGCCGCGAAGACGAGGCCAGCGGTGTGGTCACCATCGGTGGCTTGAAGGGCGAGGCTCTGGCGAACGCCATGCTCAAGTGCGAGACGAAGGCAAAGAGGCGCTTGACCCTCTCGATCTGTGGGCTTGGCTTCCTCGACGAGACGGAAGTCTCAGACATCCCGGGCGCAGTCCACGCGCCAATGTCTGCCATGCCAGCCGCGCTGCCCGCAAAGGTGGAGCCGAAGCCCGTGGTCGCTGAGGCCACTGTGGTGGACGGAGACAGCCCGCTGGAGCGTTTGCGCCGGAAGGCTGGGGCGGTTGTTACAATGCCAGAGGAGTCGCCCGCTGCGTCGGAGCAGCCAGCCGCGACACCAATCCCCCGGAAGGGTCGGGGTGCCCCTGCTAGACAGGAGAGCGCCCCGACCTCCCCGGATGGGGAGTTCAAGAGGGTCAAGTTCCGTTACCTCGATGTGAAGACCACCAAGACTGGTCAGGGTTACCTGAGCATGAAGACCCACGAGAACGATCAGTTCAACTGCTGGGATACTGCGCTCTGCACGGTGCTGGAAGAGATTGGTGTTGACACGGAAGTTGACATCCTCGTGCAGAATCCTCCGGCGAATGCTCCACAGGCTGCGCGTCCGAAGGTTGTTGAGGTTCGTCGCGTGAAGTCTGAGGATGGCGAAGTTGTTGAGGCCGGAGCAGACGGCATCCCATTCTGACCAACGCATTGGGGGGTGAGGCTCGACGGTGCCTCACCCCCCTTTCATTTGGACAGGGGTAAAGGTTACGATCCGCGCATGCGACGCTGTTGCATCAACCACGATGCCTAAGCGACCGGCCACCAACCGTGCACGCTTTACCGTCGATCACCGGGGTCGCCAAATTCATCTCGTCGATGTGCGATGGCCGTCACTGACCAATGCGGAGCAGTGGATTCTGCTGCGTTCCGATGCACACCACGACTCGAAGTATTGCCTTCGACAGTTGGAGTTGAAGCATCTGAAGGAAGCGATCGATCGCGATGCGCTGGTGCTCGATCTTGGCGATTGCCTTGATTTGATGCAGGGAGTGTCGGACAGGCGATCATCTAAATCGAGTTTGCGCAGTAACTTGCTATCAACAAACTACTTCGACAGGGTGATCGAAGAGGCGGCAGAATTCTACAGCCAGTCGTACAACGGGAAACAACTTGCTGACCAGTTTGTTGTGATCGGTCAGGGCAACCACGAATCGGCTTGGCTCAAGTTCCACGAGGTTTGCCCAACTCAAAACCTAGTCAGAGCGATCAAGGGGCGATCACCGAATTCGCAGGTAGGTGCCGGTGCGTACGGCGGGTATGTGCATCTCAAGATCAATGTATTCAACACGAGCCGGTCGTTCACCATTCGCTACGCCCACGGCGCTTCCAATGGCGGAGCGATGACGATGGGTGCTCTCGACATCCGCCGCATGGGTTCGTGGATCGTCGATGCTGACATGATCGCGATCGGACACACGCACGATTCAATGGTCGCTCCTATCGTTCGCGAGCGGTTCGTTACGCAGAACGGCGACTATCGAATCAAGTACCCAGAGACCATGTTCGTTCGGTGCGGTACCTACAAGGACGAATTTGGCCAGACAGAGGGCATGGGATGGGCCGTCGAAAAGGGCGGAGGACCGAAGCCCATCTGCGCCAAGTGGGTTCGCCTGTATCCGGTGTGGGAGTGGACGAAGGGTGGCAAGATGGGCGGAAAGAGTCGCGGTCGTGGAGTGTGGACACTCGGCTGCGATATCTTCGATGCAAAATGATCGACAAGTTTCCATGCACTGGGTGCGGAGCCTGTTGCCGCCGCGTTGGAATCATTCGCAAGCAATTGGCAACTAGCGGTATCCAAGTCCGCGAGGATGGATCCTGCGAGCACCTGACGGCGCAGAATCAGTGTGCGATTTATGAAACACGACCTTCGGTCTGCCGCGTGGGTAATGCGAAGCCACCCGAAATGCCGATGTGGGAGTATTGGGAATTGACTGCTCGCATTTGCAACATCTGGCAACGGCAGGATGGACTGCCTGTGCAACTGCGGGTTGATGAGGATCTCATACGGAGTCTCCGGCATGCACAGCGGGTGGAACAAGACCAAGGCGAAGAGCGAAACTCAGCGTGACCGGGAGTTGCGGGAGATGAGTCCTGACCATGTACGGAAGTGGGCGCTGGAGGAGGTTCACCTTGCGCTTCAGAGGGAATCAGTGCGTGCGCATCATGCTTGCCGCATGGACGATTGCCTGCGCAGTTTCATGTCGCGTATGCTGGAACTTGTTCAGGCTGCTGAGATCTCATCTCAACTGCGAGCCAAGTTCGTCAAATCCATCATTTCCCACGAGCGCATGTGGAGAAATGCGACCGAAGACCTACCAGATGTAAAGTCGGGACGGTTCGATGATTGAGTTTGCACCAGTAGCATCGACGGCAGTGGACCACCTGCGGATCATCCTGCCCCTGCCCAGCATCGAAGGATCGAACAGTCGATCGCACTGGTGCGTTCGTCAGCGTTCAGCGAAACTGGACCGGTTCGCCGCCGCCGTCGAGGCAAGGATCAAGGGCGTTCCATGCCCACTAACTAATCCAGTAGTTGTTGTGGACTGGTACTGCAAGACCAAGCGAATGCTGGACTGCGACAACGCCCTGTCTCGGTGCAAATCCTACATCGATGGCCTGACCGATGCCGGTTGGTGGATCGACGACAAACAGATCAAGACGATGATCGTTTCTGTTTACGCCCCCGGAGAGGGGGCTGGGTTCAAGGGCCGAGTCGTCATCACCGCAATCGAGAGGCCACCAAAGTCGTCAGGATTGCTCAGGATCGATCCGTCGTTTGGATGACCCTTCAGGACATCCTGCCTGCGATCTTCGATCCTGAAGCCTTCTGCTTCGTCTTGTTCATCCGATAGCGCACAACGGACTGTGGCTCACGAGCCGATGCGGTGTTGTCGGTCAGGGTCTTGGCTGTGTCGGATGGTCGAATGCCCTTCCGGCCCCACTGGTCGCACGCATAGCGCCATGCATCACGAATGGTGGCATCATCGCATCCGACCTTAGACAACTTGCTGACCAGATACTTGCGCTGCCGTTCGACGACATCGGCCAGCGAATGCGCAGGCTCGCGGTCAGCGATCCGTTGCATCGCCGCCTCTGAAATCAAACCCTCCCCCACCCCCTCCCCGACAGGGGAGGTTGTAGTTGTGGTTGTAGTTGTGGTTGTGGCACAGTCACTGTCACAGTCACTGTGGCTGTTACTGCGACGGTCATTGACCCGTTGAATGTGGGCGCGGCGCTTCTCAGCGATCTGATTACTGCGTGCCTTCTCGGCCAGCAGCCGGGGGTGTGCCCAGCCATCAGAGTGGCGAACGAGACGGCGCATGATGCACTCCCAATCCACGCCAACAGACCCGCCAGCGATTCGATCTCTGGATGCGGCATCGTCGGGAATAAATCCACTCAGCCACTGGTGACTGAGCAGTCGGATGTATGCGCCAGCCGTAGCGGGCGACATGTCCAGCGTGCTAGCGAGGAAATCGCCGGGGTAGAACGCAAACCACGGCAGTCGATTCGGTATACTCATGTTCTTCCAGTGGTCCCTAGACCATTCGTGAATCCAGACAACGCCGTGCCACGAGCACGGCGTTTGTCTTTCAGTCGTAGTTCCATGTGAGAATGTTGCTGCATCGCCTGCGCGGCCTGCCTTCTGGCAGTGTCTGACGCATGCGCCGGGGCTTGTCTGCCTGCAATTGGGTTGCAGTCAGTGCTCCTGCCCCGCCCGGGAATGTTTCCCATCCGTAGCCGGTCCACAGGTTATCGTTCACCCGCATTGCTCCGCCGGTGTCCCAGTAGAACGCTTCAGTCCCAACCAGTACCACACGGTTGTTGACGGCCAGCGTGTTCGAGAACGCGAGCAGACTGTCCGCGTGCGAAACAGACGCAACGAACGAAACGAACGCAATGCTACAGAAACAACGCATGTGCCACCTCCAGCGCCCACTTGGCTTCATCACGGTTGCGTGCCGGTGGCAGTGCCTGCCTGATCTTGCGGAAGATCTTCCGCTCGATGCACATGACCTCGTCGCGAGTGATTCCAAGAATCTCAGCAACCTCTGATGGAGTGCGCAATGGCTTGATTCCGCACCATCGTGGATCGGATTGCCGGTGCATCCATGTAGGGGTCATTTTCATCTGCGCCATTTGCGGAACTCCTTGTGTTCCTGATAGCAGCAGTCGCACAGAAGAACGCCGCGACGCTCGATCTTGGAACCAGTTTCAGGATGGACCCATGTGTACGGTTCAGACTCAACCCACTGATTGTGCTGCGACTGTCGGCAGCACTCGCACAGGTCGAGGAAGTGCGGAAGTACAACGGTGTTCGTCATGTCAATCCTCCAATCTTCGGATGCGTTCACGAAGTCCGTCGGTCTCGACGACCAGCATCGTGTTTCGTTTCGCAAGCATGTCAGAAAGCCACGCTTCGTGCTTCGCTCGCTCTTCCCAGTGTTCTGCACGCTCGGTCAGCATCGCGTTGCACGCCTTCATCGTATTCAATTGCGTTCGCAGTGCGCCGATCTCGACCTGAGCCTTGATCAGTTTGCCAGTCAGCGAGTCGATCGTTTCGCTTGGTTTGTCAGTCACTTGCTGGTCTCCGTTAGATAATCCCAGCCACGCTGCTTGATTTCCTTCTCTAGTTCAACCCAAGAACACCGTTCCTTGACCCACAACAAGACCTCACGCCTTGCCGCATCGCGCTCCGCAACCAATTCGTTTCGCTCACGAAGCAACTGAGCGTGCTCCAGATGCAGTGCATCAAGTTGGTTGTGCAGTTCGGTGTATGTGCGCGAAGCCTGATCGGCCCACATCTTGACCTGATTGATCTCGCCCATGCTCATTCGTCACCTCGCGTCGCTGGATGGCAGCGGTTCTGATCTGTCTGGGTCAGTGACGAGAACGCCTCGTCGAAGTCTGACCAGTCTCCAGTATCTCGTGCAGTCCACGCGCTCGCGATCACATCTCGCAGGCGGTCTGCACGAGACTTCTGTGGAGTCCGAAACAGGTTTCCGGGAGGAGCGAGGACATACACCGCCGCCTTGTACCCGGCTCGTGTCTCGCGCTTCGTGCGGGTGCGCATCAGCACGCCGCGCAGCGTGAGCGCCGTGAACACTGGGCTGGCGCTCTGATGCGGGATGCCGGTGCGGGCGATGAATTCGTCGCAGGTGATTCCGTCCGACCCGACCCGCGTGATCATGTCGATCAGTCGGTCCTCGTTCGATTCGATCTTCGCACCGGCGTACGCCTGCCTGCTGGTTTCTCGGTAGGTCATCCCAGCACCCCCGACATGATGATCAGCGCGAAGATGGCGATGGCGATGATGCCGCCGGTGTACATGCCACGGAAGAACCAGTCCGCCGCGCTCTCGATCTTCCGCTCCTGCGGATCTGCGACCTTCACGAAACGGATCACTTCGTCCTCGAACGCCAGATACTGGTTGTCCAATTTGCTGCGGGTTTTGCTGTAGTGGTTGGTCATGGTTTCCTCTTCGGTCAAGCGGCCAGTTCAAGTTGAGAAATCAGCCCCATCTTTCGGCCACGAGCCGTGATGGTCACTTCGACTGCGTGCCGGTCATTCATCCCGTTGTCGAGGTGCAGAATCCAGACGGTTCCGTAGCCCTTGGCCTTCGGCATGCGCGATGTCGGTGCCCAGAATGAACATGGGAACTTCCATTCCTTGCACAGCATCTTGGATGTCTTCGATGGCATGCGGAAACGGAAGTCGATCGAGAACTTCTCGTCGATGTCATCGCTCGAATGCCCGAACCACTCGCGATCGATGCGGATCCAACCGGCATCGACCAGCAGCGTGATCATGTCCTCGGATACGGATCGAATGTCTTCGATCAGGTTCAGCGAACTTAGTGGCATGGTTCTCTCCAATTTCTGCCGGGTTGACCGGCTACAGGTTAGTGCATCCCGCGACGGTGCGGGGCAGGCCAGCCCTTAGGCTGGCGAGCCGGGAACCGTCAGGACCATGTGCTCACGATCATTCCCGTGTTCGTGATCGCACGCTGGAGGCGCTTGATCGAGATGACCCAGCCATGAGGCTTCCACGCCCATGCCTGCCTGATCGCGTCGTCCTCGTCGATCGCCCAGCAGTAGAACATCTCGCTGCGAGGCGAACCGTCCGACCCGATGATCAACCTGAATTCGTTCTTCTTGTCGTCCACTGTGATCTCCAATTTCGAGTTGCTGAATCCTGCAACGGCGCAGGCTAGGTGGCCCTCCGAAGAGGACCACCGTAGCCAGCGTCGTCAAGCGACGAGCGCAGCAGCCGCCTCGTATGCGGCCTTGTTGAGATCTCCGGCGGTGCCGAAGAGCACACTGTCCAACCTACGCGAAGCGTCCTGCTTCTCGTTGCGCACCGTGCGCTCGTGGTTGGCGTCCTGCGTGACCGCGTTGAGCGCCGCCCAGACCGAGCCGCTCGTGCTCACGCCGGTCTGGCGCTTGTCGTCGCGGAAGTTCGCCAGCCACTGGGACACCTCACCGGCGTACTTCTGGGCACGGCGGCTCTTGGGGTTCTTGATGTCCTCGTCGGTCAGGCGACCGTTCGCACGCTGCCACACACTCGTGAAGAACGCCTGCAACTGCGCCTCAGTGATGCCCTGTTCGGCCATGCGGATGGCCGTCGCGCCGTACGCCTTGATCGACGCGGTCGGACCGGCCAGCCACTCGCGCACCTTCGCCAGACGCTGCTCTGCGCTGGCCGTGTGCTTGATCTTCACGCAATCGCCGTTCATCTCGCGCATCGCGATGGCGTGCGTGTTCGCGCAGACGACGCGGGTCGCGATCGCCCCGATGGTCAGGCTCATGCTCAGGTCGTGCCCGCCGCCGATGAACAGATAGGGCTTGATCTTGTCGTCCGCAGCCGCGTAGATCGTGCCCATGTCCACGAGGAACCACACCTTGCGGCCACCGCGCAGAGACCCGGCGGTCTCGACTGCGCGATCGCTGAAGTTGCTGATCTCGTACGCCAGATCCGCGATCTCGGCATTCTGGATCGGCTGGTAGCCGTCCTTGCACGCCGCGAACGCCTCGCCGGTGTCGCTGCGGACCACCAGCCGGTTGTCGCCGCCGTCCACCGTGCGGCCATCGGTCAGGGTCGCGGTGACCGGGGCCACCTCGACCGTCCACTCCAGCCGCGCCGTCTTCAGCGCGGTGATCGCGTCGGTGCGGGTCGGGAGCACGGTGCCGAGACCGTGCCAAGCCTTGGTTCCGGCGAGCATGAGGTGGTCAGTGGCTTCGATGTGATGTGCCATGTGAGTGTCTCCAATTTCTGGCCCTGAGGGCCGGGGTTGAGTGAGGTCGAGACTCGACGGTGAGCCTCGATGCTGTACGGTACACCATGTATCGTACAGAGTCAAGAACTATCTGGACAATTTCCAGACGGATTCTTGGGAGGCCACCCCTAAGGGTGGCGACCCAAGCCCCCGCCGGTCAGGCAGGCTGGGACTGCACTCCGAAACGGTGGTAGCACAGGCGCTTCAGGACATCGCGCAAGGTGCGGGTGTTCTCGTCGATCCGCTGCTTCAGGTGCTTGATCTGATCATGCAGCCAGAGTTCCGATTCGCGCTCCGCATCGTGCATGAGCGCCATAGCCGCCTTCGCGTGCGTCAGGCTCACTGCGGCGTTGCGGAAGGTGGGGTACAGGTCGTCGTCCACCTGCGATCGGTCTTCCCCGACCATCAGGTCGAAGGTGCTGCCCACGAACATGAGCACGGTGGACTGGCGATCTTCCTTGCTGGGGATGAGAGCGATGTTCTCGATGATGCAGATGATCTGCTCGATGCGGGCGAGGTTGTAGTTCTGGGGCAGTGACATGGGTGTCTCCAATTCTGGGCCGGTGGCCCTTGGGTTGAGTGTCATCCTGCGACGGTGCAGGGGATCGGGGCGCGACTGCCGTGCGCCCGTCACCCTTGAATCGTCAGGCAGCGGCCACCTTGGGCTTGCTGTACCGCACTGCGGCCAGCGCGTCACGCTCGATCTGCTTCGCGATGCCGGAGAGCCACTTGGTGCGGGTCTGGGCTGGGAAGACATTCGTCTCCAGACCCATGTGGGCCTCCAGCACCTCGCGGGTGAGCGCCTCGGACATCTCCGGCTGCTCGTCGAGCCGGTTGAGCACGGCGAGGCGGAACTGCCACTCGTCGATGTTCTTCGGGGTGATCGTGCCCATGCCGACCGCCATCGTCAGCCAGATCAGGTTGTGGGTGGTTCCGCGCAGTTCATCCACCCCGGGTTCAACTTCGCGCAGGCAGACGGTGCGGTAGTCAGCGATCTTCGACAGGTTCCAGTTCAGGCTCATGTGAGTTCTCCAATTCTGCCCCTGTGGGGCTTCGGGTTGAGTGTGTATTGTACAGAGTGATCAGTGAGTTGTCAAGTACCTGATTCCTGAGTTGCTGCGTGGGTCAGTTCCACTCGATGATGTTGTTCACGATGCTGACGGTGTAGTCGCGACCGTCCTCGACGCGGCGCTGATGAGCGACGCGGGCGGAGTCTTCGTGGTGGGTCTTCAGGATCACTTCCTCGTTGCCGTATGTGTCGCGGGCGACGACCCAGAACGGGGCGCGGTTCTTGATCGTGCGGCACTGCACGGGCTTGCTGCGGCCACCCCAGATGATCGATGCGTTCTTCATGGCTGTCTCCAATTTCTGCCCCTGTGGGGCTGTGTTGCGTTGTCCTGCGACGGTGCAGGCCGTCCCGCCCCCGGAGGGGCGGTGGGGCGCGATCCGTCAGGGACGCGAGGCTGCGTAGATGGCGAGGGGGATTCCGACGAACACGAGCAGGATCGCGATGGTGGTGATGGTGGGCATCATGGTGTGGTCCTTTCTGGTTCAGGAGATGCGGGTAGACACGATCGGTGCCTTGGCCTTGATTAGCGTGTTGCGAATGCCGTCCAAGGTCTCGTTGCCGTTGCGGCGGAACATGTTCAAGTCCTCAGCGTCCGCTGCGCAGCATTGTTCGGCAATGTGCTTGAGTGCCTCGATGTGGTACAGCAGGGACGCAGCCGTGGTTCCGGTGATGATCTCGAAAGCCTTGGCCCAGACGGTCGCCACCTTCATCTGGTTGATTTCATTCCAGATGTCGGATGAACCTCGAAGGGCACAATCCTCTGACCAGTTGTGGCTGATGTTGAACATGCGATACTCAAGGTTCTTCGACAGAATCTCAATCTGGCTGCTTGCGAACTGGTTCTTGGTCTTCACTGGTGTCTCCAATTTCTGCTGGCCTTGCCAGCCCTTGTTGCGTTGCCAGCCACGCGGCTGACATGAGTACTGTACACCCTGTATCGTACTTGTCAAATCAATTACTTCAACAAACCAACCAGATTGTTGGCAATAAAGTCGCAAGTGCAGCATTTACCTATGTTTCTGGAGCCGAGAAATTTCTGAGCATGTGCCCAGATGACACCGGCCACAGGGTTCTGGTAGGGTTGAAACCATGAGCGAAGCACAGCAGCCAGTGAAGCGTGGACGAGGCAGACCACGCAAGGAACAGGCACACGAAATTGCGGCATGTAAAGAGCGGTGGTTGCAGGAGTTCCGTGCTCATGGCTGGAACCGTGCTTGCGAGATCGTTGGCATCAGCACGCACACTCCCTCGTCGTGGCGCGGCAGCGACCCGGCCTTCCGCGCTGCGCACGATGCCCTGAACCCGCTCATCGCCGACGGGCTGGAGCGCATGATCGAAGAGGTGCTGACAGGCAAGCGCCAGATGGACAAGGTGCAGATGACCCTGCTGATCTTCCGGCTGAAGGCGCTGCGACCGGCCCTGTACCGCGAGCGGTGGAGTGTCGAGCACAGCGGCCCAGACGGCCAGCCCATCAAGGTCGAGACCAACGGCGACCAGCAGCGCGGCATGGATCTGCTCCAGCAGTGGGGCGGTCGGCTCGCTGGCAAGAACTGAACAACCCAGCAGCACCCCTCCCCCCTGTGACCAAGCAGCCCCGACCGGAAGCACGCTCGCTCGTCACGATGCGAGAGCGGGTGCTGCGGGCTACACCAGCCGAACAGGCCCACCTGCGTGCGGCGTTTGCAGCGTCATTCCCCGCATGGTGCGAGGCCACGGCGTGGACCTACCGTGTCAAGAACATCGACCCAGAGACGGGGCGCGAGATCCCAGCAGCGCAGATGCATGTGCCCTTCACCCTGTGGCCCTGCCAAGTCGAGGCCAGCGAGGCCATCATCGACGCGATCAGCAAGGGCGAAGACTGCGTGATCCGCAAGAGCCGAGACATGGGTGCATCGTGGCTCCTCGTGGGAATCGCAGCGTGGGGCTGGCTCTTCCACGGCTGGCAGTCCCTGCTGGTCAGCCGCGTCGAAGACCTCGTGGACCGCACCGGCGACCCAGACACGCTCTTCTGGAAGGTGGACTACCTGCTCGCCTCCCAGCCGGAGTGGCTGCTACCGGCCACGCCCAAGGCGCTGGAGAAGGGCGGCGAACTGCGGCAGCACATGATGCTCCGGCACCCCACGAGTGGGGCGACCATCGCAGGCCAAGCCAGCACGGAGCACATCGGGCGCGGTGGTCGTCGCACGCTGGTGATCTTCGACGAGTTCGCTGCCCTCGACCATGCCGACGCAGCGTGGCGCAGCGCAGCCGACTGCACCTCGTGCCGCATCGCCAACAGCACGCCCATCGGGGCAGGCACGGAGTACGCCCGCCTCGTCAGCACAGCCCGGACGCAGGGATCGCCCCGGCTGGTGGAACTGATGTACTGGCAGCACCCAGAGAAGGGCGCAGGCCAGCAGGACCGCGAAGACACGGACGGTGCCATCACCGGCATGGCAGGGGCGCAGTACATCTGGACCCCGTGGTTGCAGGACCAGTTGAAGCGCCGCGACCGGATCGACCTGTGCCAGAATGTCTTCGCCGAGTCGATCGGCAGCGGGCAGGCGTTCTTCAGCAGCCACGCCGTCACCCAGCACCGGGAGGACCACGCCAAGCCTGCGGTGCGGTGCGAGTTCAGCCGGGGCAAGATGGTGCCCAGTCCCAGCGGCAGGTGGCGGGTATACCAGCAGCCGACACGGGCGGCGGAGTATGTCTGCTTCATGGACCCGGCGTACGGTACAGGCGCAGCCAACAGCGCCGTGTGCATCATGGACGCTGAGACCCGCACGGTGGTGGCCGAGTTCATCGACCCCAACATCGCCACCTACGACCTTGCCTTGGAGGTCGCCCAGATCCTGCGGCGCGTCTACAGGGGGCGGAGGGAGGCTCTGGTGGGGTGGGAGACCAACGGACCCGGCGCTGCCCTCCAGCACGACTTCGAGCGGGCCAACTACAAGACGATCTACCGGCAGCGTCAGACTGGCACCAAGCAGGAGGAGAAGACCATGCGGGTGGGCTGGACCAGCACCAAGCGCACCAAGCGGGTGTTGCTAGGTGGACTGGCGCGTGCACTGGCGCAGGGTGAAGTGGTCATCTCCAGCGCGGACTGCCTCGACGAGATGCTGGAGTACATCGTGCTGGACGACGGGAGCATCGAGGCTGGTTCAAGGCGAGACGATTCGAGCGGCGCACGAGAATCTCATGGCGACCGCGTCATAGCCACCGCTGGAGCACTTATGCTATGCGACGAGGGTGTTGGTGAGCCAGCGTCGGCCCCCCTGTACGAAGAGAACACTCTTGGTGCTATCTTGAACCACGAGGAGATCATGCGTGGCGACTAAGAGAAAGCGTGGCCCCAGTCTTTCGGTGGGCCGTGGAGAGAAACTGTCGGTGAAGGCGGGCGGTGGGCTGACGGCGAAGGGTCGGGCCAAGTACAACCGGGCAACCGGGTCGAACCTCAAGGCACCGACGAAGGACAAGAACAACCCGCGCCACAAGTCGTTCTGTTCGCGAAGCAAGTCATGGAGTGGTCCGCGAGGCAAGGCCGCACGCAAAAGGTGGGGATGCTGATATGAAGAACTCTCTGGTTGGCAACATCAATCGTCGCAAGAAGTTGGGTATCAGCCGTCCCAAGTCGAAGTCCACGGTGAGCAAGAAGTCTTATGCCGCAATGAAGCGCGGCTGGAAGAAGAGCAAGTAATGCCGAAGGTAGGAAAGAAGAAGTTCCCGTACACGAAGAAGGGCAAGGCTGCTGCCAAGTCCTACGCAAAGAAGACTGGCAAGAAGATGTCCAAGAGGATGGGCTACTGATGCCATTCAAGAGCAAGGCACAGCAGGGCTTTATGTTCGCCACCATGCCGAAGACGGCAAAGAAGATGGCGAAGAAGACGAAGAACATGAAGCGTCTCCCGGCGCGAGTCAAGAAGAAGGGAGGTCGCAAGTGAAGAAGGGCAAGAAGAAGGGCGGCAAGAAGTGCTGATCCGCTGCAACGGCGACATCCTGATCCCACTGTCCCGCATTTCCAAGTGCGAGGACAAGGGGTCTGAGGTGTTGATCTGGGCGGATGGCTGTTCGTACCACGCCACCGGCGAGAATGCAAAGGTCGTGCAGGCGATGGTTGGGAAGATCCAGAAGACAGGAAAGAAGGCAACCAATGAAGGCCAAGAAGGCAAGTAAGAAGGGCGGTTCTGCAAAGAGTCGTCGCGGCATCCACAACCATGACAGGGGTGCAAAGGGTGGAGGCAAGGGCGGCGGAATGGGTGGTGGAATGGGTGGCGGCTACAGGCGCTGAACCATGCTGAAACTCGACCTCGCAACTCTTCGGGATGAGATCAATCAGGCGGAGAAGTTCCGCGACGCTCATCTCACTGAGTGGGAACGAACTGTGGAGCGATTCCACGGGCCTGCATATCGCACCGATGCAACATCGAGTGGCGACTATGACGATCCAGAGAACTTCGTCCACGAGTACATCGCGCTGATCCTTCCGCGCATTGTGCACGATTCCCCGAAGGTTCGAGTCAAGTCATCCCGCCCAATCACGCAGGGTCTGGCCGGTAGCGTCATGCAACTGGCCCTGAACCGCTGGTGCAAGATGACCAAGGTTCGGAACACGCTGGAGCGGATTGCGACAGACATGCTGCTTGGGTTTGGAGTTGGCATGATCGTCAACGAGCCGACCAAGGGTTACCGAGCCACCGACGATGCGGACCCGTATCTGCCCCGTCTGTACCGAATCAGCCCGGATCGTTTCTTCATCGATCCCGCCGCGACGAATCAGGAAGATGCCCGGTTCATGGGCCACTGCTGGATCGTCGATCGTGAGGATCTGCTGGAACGAGCCAAGACAGAGGATGGCTGGAACAAGGATGTGATCGAGCGGATCGCGGCCAATACCGGCATCGAGGAACTGCGGGGCAGTTTCGACAAGGGCCGAAACATCCCAGACCGCAAGGAACTGGTTCTGTACGAGGTGTGGGTGCCTGAACTGCGTGACGAGGATCGCGAGAAGATCGACGAGGCCACCGGCTTGCAGATGTTCAACGGCACGATCTACACCGTACTGAAGGGCCAGAATGCCAACGACGACGCGGAAAGCGAATTCGTTCGTGAGCCGCGCCCGTATTGGGGTCCGCGATCCGGCCCGTACACGATGTTCGGCGTG